CCTCGGGCATCCGGGGAACGCCCTCTGTACGAGTCTCCGTTATCCGAGCCATCATTGTACGATCCGCCATAGTACGGATACATCCGACTGGATGTCCCTTCGTCAGCTTCCATCATGGCAATGGTTGTCTTGATGGACTTAATTGCGTGAGTTAGCTTGTCGATGTACGAAATATCATCTCCCGACAAAGACCCGCCGCCCTTATCAAGTTTTTTATTTACCTTTGCGAGTTCCTCTTCAAGAATCTCGCACATATGCAATAAATCATCGTGCATATTATTCTTCATCCTTTCTGCAAACAGGAAAGAGTCTTGCATCTTGTTTATAGGTCAATGCATCAAGCACAGACCACCCCGATCTTACCCGTGCATATACCCTTTTATAAGGGACATCAAATTCCTGAGCCCATTCTGTAAGAGTTTTTGTCACCCCGTCGATTGTAACATCAATGTTTGACCTTCTGTTCCTGCTCTGAGCTTCAAGCGTTATCCACCTGCAATTCTCCGGGCAATAATCTCCATCATTATCTATTCGGTCGATTGTTAGTTGATCATCGTACCCGTTAGCAATCGCCCAATTATAGAAATTCTCAACAGACTCTTTCCATTCATTGCAAACAGAAATCCCTCTCGCTCCATAATTTATATAAGCAGGCTCGTCGGGTGAACAGCATCGGCGAATCATTTTTTTATATATTCTGTATATCCTCGTATTGCTAAGGTGATGTTTTGGATTCCCTTTATGGTGTAGACATCCGCAACTTTTTACCATTCCCCTTTTCAAGTTCGATGTGCGAACATTTACCATGTTCCCACAATCGCATACACATTCCCAATACAAAGGATTTCTTGATGCAATCCCTTTTACTGTCAGCTTATTAAACTTTTGTCCCGTGAGATCAATAATCTTTGATGTGTTCCGCATAGTTTCTCCTTTTTATAGTATGGGTATGTTTACCCATATTATAAAACAAGAAGCTATTTTTCGCAACCATCAGGCTATACGAGTAATTGTCATATTTGCATTTTGCAGGTTGATGACGGGAGCGGGAGTAACAGCCGGGTCTTCCGATGCCGGGACGGCACGGAGAGACAGACTGAAGCAACATCCTCTCGGCACCGTAATGATTGCCGTGGATGTTACATTCCCGTACTGATCTACCGCCGCAGGCGTAATGATTGCCCGGCTTGTTGGGCGTTCTTCACCGTTGACCGCAAGGGCTACCGCAATAGCCCCCACAGTCCCGCCTGTCGGGATGGCAATGTTCCCATTGAATACAACCTGATACCTCGCAAAACAATTATTCGTATTCCCACGGAGAATAAAAACCCCTGTGCCGCTTTCGTGGTAGATGTTTCCACGATTACACGGGATAGATGAGTCGAATACAGCGGGCTGATTAAGAGCTACTACCTGCACGCTGTTCTCAAGATATTCAGCCATGGTCTTCCCTCCTTACGCCATACCGCATCCGCAACCGCCGTTGTTTCCGCAGGTAAAAATCGGAGTGTTGCCGTATACGGGCATACTCGGAACCGGGCAGTTTTTCAAGCGGTTATATACACCGTCAATTTCCGCTGCCTGTCCTGCAAGGATCTGAGCGGTCTGTGCGGTCTGAGAAGCCTGCATGGTTGCCATGTTCAGCTGATTCTGAAGACCAACGTTCTCACGCTGTGCCTGTGCAAGCTGACCCTTCACGCCATCAAGTTCAAGTGCGCAGAGCTTATCGAGGATAGCCTGTGTCCCTCTTGTCTGAGCGTCAATGATGTCACGGGTGTTCATTGTGGAATTGTTCCTGGTGGCACATTCCTCAGTCGCAACCGTGTACTTGAGGTCTGCTGTTGCCGATCTGTTATCACAGCAACACTGAGCAAGCTGTGCCTGTAATGCTGTCATTCCTGCCGTGCTTGCCGTCTGTGCCGCATAGGATCTCTCCATATCTGCGATCTGGTTTCCATACATCTGCTGCGCAATCGCATTCTGCGCTCCATTGATGGATGCGTTGACCCCCGAAAAACCACCGCAAAGGGCTGTCTGCACATCACCAAAGCCGCTTGTGATTGCATTCTGGATACCATTAACGGAAGTGTTGAGCATCTGATCTCTGAAGCCGCCGTTTATATTCTGACTGTTGTTCAGCCACGGATACAGATCGCCGCCGCCGAAGCCGCAAACGCCGCCGTTATTCCAACCACCAAGCAGGATGAAGAGCAGGATGATCCAAAAACCGTTTCCGTCACCGATGCCGAAACCTCCGTTTCCGTTTCCCATAGGTGTTACTGGTAAAACCATATTGTCATCTGTTAAAGCCATTGCTTAAACTCCTTTCATTTATATTTCTACATTTCAGCTGAAAAATGTATTCTATTTCATTCCAAGCATACGGCTTAACTGTTGTGCCGTCTGGACTGCTTGGTTGTACTGATCCTGTGTCACCTTCCCGGAATTCAGAAGCTGTTGAACCTGAGCCTGCGGATCTCCACGTAAAGTCTGCTTGAACTGCATAAACCGCTGTAAAAGATTGTTGTTATTCATCTGACTGTAAAGGGGATTCATGTTTGCCTTCCTTCCTCACCGTTTCCAGTATCTCCTCACGGAAACGCTGTAATTCTTCACGGGTCACATAATCGCCGCTTGCAATCTTCGGCATGGGCTGTGATGCTTCCCGGATCGTGTAGTCAAGTATCTTCATTGACGGCATCCCGGAAGCATCCGCCGACTTTAGATATATCGTCTGCGCTTCGCTATCCCACAACTGCACTGTCTGATTTGGGGCAACAAGATATGACTTTGCCCCTGCTTCACCTTGAACCCACATGATTCCATTGTTCTGCTGATACTGCGGATACTGGTAACTCATTGGATAACCGTATGCCATGCTCTACCTCCTGCGCCAATAGTACTGCGGACTTTCGTCACTGCTGTTCCATGTATCAAAAAGCAATCCGTCTAAGACCGTGGCAACGTGTCCGCCAAAAGCCAAAACATATACGCCATGCGGATGATCCCGGCAGAAGTCATCAGCCGTGTAGCAATCCGGGCAAGTATTCGGAACAGCCTTGCGCTGAAATCCATGCTCACGGAGAACTGCTCCCCACACTGCGTCAGCGTGCGGCATATTGCCCATCTGCTTCGCTTTGTCGGATACCAAATCAAATGCCCTGTTCCATGTTAAATTCAGTGCGACTGCTAAAGCACGCACCACGCAGTCATCTACTCTTTTGCCCATCGGATTCGGATTGTACTGTCTCCACATAACGCCCTCACTTTTGAAAAAAGTGTACAAAAAAAGAAGGGCTTCCACGAGCAAGTAAAAGTCCTTCTTTCGTCTACTATTTGATTTTTATTTCAAGTGTCGGAACAGCTTTTCCTGCGCCTTATACACTATCGTTTTTGTGCGCTGTACTGACAGCCGAAACTCTTCCGCAAGCGGCTCATAACAGATGCCATCAATCAACCGCCGTTTCAAGAGTCTGCGGTCACGCTCGTTGTGAATGTACTCATCAATCAGGGCTGAGATTTCGCTGTTTTTGTAATCCCTCATCCTCTTCTAACACGTCCTGTCCCGTGGCACATATTGCATTTAACATAACCAGATTTGCCGCCTGTTTTACGTGTCCGCTTCCGTACAGTAGTCTTTATCCTCTGCTTCGCCATAATAGTCACCACCTACGATTTCGCCGTTGTAGGTATTGCTTCCACCATCGCCAGAGTCCTGCGTAACCTCTTGCGTGATAACTTCATCGGTAAACTGGCTTTCATAGTATATCCACCCGGCGTTCGTGCCGATCAATGCCAAAAAGATGATGATGCACAAAATCCAGAGGCGTTTAATCGTCCGCTCCTGCCGTGCCATCATTCCTTCATGCACAATGTAGCTTACTGTCTTGTCTTCCATGTTCACGCCCTCCTCAGATCCATTATATCACAACCCAAGGATTTTCTTCCAGGTGTATTGACCGCACACACCGTCAACAGCCAAGTCAGCGTCCGTCTGAAACTCTTTGAGTGCCTTTATGGTCTGCTTGCCTGCGTTGCCGTCCACGCCCTGCGGATCGTAGCCCCATCCAATGAGCAAACGTTGCAGAAGTGCCGCAGAAGCCCCCTGTGAGCCTTTTCTGACGGTTTTCACGCCGAACTGGTATATTTTATCATCAGTATTAGAAACGCCGCTCTGTGCCGCTTTCTGTGCGTATACTGGGCGTGCGTATCCTCGGATGCATCCATCTCCAACGTTAAGGTATCGCCGGGAAACACTGTCGTGATAGTTGCCCTCAATCGTTACTTCCCTGCCGCTCGTGCAACTTTCCACGATGCCGATGTGGTCTGCGTAGCCGTCATTAGGCTGTGTGCTTGCATCCCAGTTGTAAACGATGATGTCACCAGGCTGTGGGGTTATCGTACCGTCCTCGATCCAAATGCCCTTGCGTTTGAAGATTTGAACGTGTTCTTCCACGCCGCACTCAACTCCGCCGATCAGATCTGCAGCCCCGGCTTTGATAAATGCCGCAGACAGGCATGTGTCGCACCAAGAGTCTGTGTATTGTACCTTGTATCCTCTTGGATATCCGTGTTCTGCGCAGTATTGATTGTAGATATCAATGATCTGTTTGTGCTTGCCTGTTGCCTCGCTGTATCCTATCCACGCCCGGAAGATTTTAAGCACATCGTCAGCCGTCACGCCGTCACCTTTCTCGGCATACTCGTCATATATCTGCTTGGCGTACTGGTATCTTGTAAGCTGTACGGACTCCCCAACGTCCGCAGGCATCTCAAACTTTTTGAGTACCGTATCGGATGCCATGCGGATGTCGTGCGTTGTGGCAAGCACGCTCCATACAGGCTTATACGATGTCTTTAACTCATCAACAAGGAAAAGGCACTGCGTGGTCAGATCCCCGATTGATGCCCCTGCGGTTTTACATCTGTCATATAACGCCGTTTTTCTTCCAGGAGATGTCCACTGCGCCAGTCCATATCCGTACTGCTTACCAAGAGGGCGGATGAACTCCGCCCTTGATATCGTGCCATCGTCCACAAATGCTGTGTATGTTGCGTCCGTGTAGTACTTGCCCTTTTCCCTGTACCGCTGAAGGCACAGGATCTCGACCCGATTCGGGATGATGCCGCTCTCCGCTTTGAGATTGCCCATCAGCCCTGCAGCCCCTTCCGGGGTCATTCCTGCATTGACAAGCGTTTTCCATACTCTTTCCCTACTCGTCATGCGTGTTCCTCCATATCTCGTCAATCCAACGCCCTGTCTCCCGGATGAGCCACCCAAGCACAAAGGCAATGATGATGATGAACTCAATCATTCTTTTGCTTCCTCGCCCTCGTCAATCTCTTTGGCAACCTTTCCAAGTTTCGTCCGCACGAATGACGGAACAGGGATACCTGCTTGGTCAAGGTTCTCGATGATTGAAAGCAGTTCCATGATGATGACGTAAGCGGAGATGCAAGCCGTAATGTCGATTGACAGCGTGACCGCTTCCTGTATTGCGTAGGCAACAACGATTGTCAGCAGTTCGCCTGTCTTGCGGTACAGTCCTTTGCGCATCTTGGTACTATCCCATGTGCCGTTGACTGATGCCTGTATCCATCCTGTAACGATATCCGCACCGATCAGTATAAGCGGAAGCAAGATGATCCAGTAGCGATGTGTAAATGTGATTTCTTTAATTGCATCCATAGGTCTTTACTCCTTGACAGTGATTATTAATGGTTGCCGAACGTTTAGAATGCTTGGTTAAAGTGGACCTTTATATCTCTACAAAATCAGCAATCCCTTTATACAGCACACGCCATGTACAAGTTCCATCCGTAAACGCGTTTGTTTCAATCGGAGAAATTGTTCCGCTTCCAGTTGTTCCGCTCCCAAAGCATATCAGCAAATACTTGTCATACATTACGAGATCGCCTTTGGTATATTGCGTTGATGCCTGTCTCGTTGTGCTATAATGTACACCGGATTGCACACACACCCATCCCTTAGTTGTTCGCGTACTATCACAAATAACTTGTCCGCGATTATAATAAACAGGAATGTTGGGAATTGTAGGATATGCAATACACGCAGATTCATACAACTGAATTGAGGCACCTACGTCTTGTACACCGTAACCGCACCCTAACGCATCCCTACATATGAAACGCTCTATATATGCATCATTTGGGTTCAAAATCTTGTATGGACTATATCTATCCTGCAATAGAACGCCTGACATATCTATGGTGGTTATGTTTGCTTCGCCGTTACGAATGTACACAAGGCCGTAAAGCGCATTATTTAGTATGAAATTCTCCGCTTTAATCATCTCGATCCTTGCCGCACCTGAAATATTTATCGGATATAGCACTCCGCTATTATTGTGCGACTTAATGCCAGACAACCGCATTTCCCCAATTGTACATGGTGACACAATATCAACAATAAATAAATTCCTATTGGATGCCGACACATTAGCGTACACGTCTTTAATAGTCAGTTGCCGTATATCTGTGTGTGTTGGGGCAGAAGAGAACTCCCTCATGCAAATAATATCAATGCCTGATACAGGATCCTTATAATTTAGCGCTTTGAAATTAAGGCTTTCAAATGTAGCGTTTCTAAATTGACCCGCCATAATAATAGCGTCTTTCCAATTTCCGTACATTTCAAAAATTACATTTCTTACGTGTACGTCAAAATATATACCGTCCTTGTTCGGAGAAAGCCCAAAGTTGGACAGGTTCAAAAAATATCCGCCGACACCAACTACATTTTCGATAATTACATTATGAATAAAATGTGTACTGGACAACAATAAGATTCCCTGTCCACCGTCATAATTGTTTATATACAGATTATTAACATAGATATTCTTAATATCGCCAGAGGTAGTATATTCACCGTGGTCAGCATCGTCACAATTAAAAGCAAGGCAATTATCTTCCGACCTTAATCTACAATTCACAACCGAAACATGGTTTATTGGGCCGAGAAAATGCAAGCCATCTCCGTTATCCTTATTATTGACATCACCAACCTCAATATCTAAACTATCACAGATTACATTGTTTGCATACCCGACCAAAGCACCATACAATCTAGCATTTTGTATTCTGCTGTTTTTAAGTGTAAGACCGTCAACTCCGGCAAACTGCATACCTACTACAGCAGTTTTTCTGTTGCCTTGTTCGTCTGTTGTAAACTTAACTTGGTTGTCATGATTCCCATCCCAAGTGCCACCATTAACAGTGATGTTTTTATCGGTGATGGTAGATTTTGTCATATTAGCATTGACTACCATTTGGCAATTCGCTTGGTCTGCCAATGTAAACAATACATTTTTGCTCGCTCTTAACTCTACATTACTATACATTTTAATTGGCGTTTCTACCGTATAGCCACCGCTCTTGTACGGGATTTCAACTACAGGAAAGCCATGTATGTACGCCATGTATATCGCATGAGTTATATTTTCATCATCCGTGTAATTTGTGTTGAAATCAGGTAATACACAAACCGTGTTAAAATCTTTCCATAGTCTATAATCTACAATTCTTAAGTTTTTAATTGTATTTGGATAGTTATTGCCAATTATTTTTAGACAATACGCGCCTGTTACGGTTGGAGTAAATGTTAATTCTCTCTTACCATTAATATGTTCATTTAGTGCCATTGCAGACGCCGCTACATTATAAATTAAAAAGCGAGTTGCAGGATATGAACAATCGTCAAAAACTACCGCATAGGTTTTTCCTGCTTCTAGGCGCATATGATAGTTTAGTAGGGCTTCTGCTCTTGCGTCAGTTTCCGTAATTGTTGTTAAATATCCATCGGTTGTTACATATGCGGAAGAATCGGCAGAAAACATCTGAATATTTAGAACGTCCATAACAACAGTGCTTAAAGCGCTCTTTAAATCAGCGATCTGTGTCCTGACTGCTTTCCCTGCAGTTTCGTACTGTGTCCCGTCCACCCCAACACGGATGTCTGTAAGCTCGGCATCACTTGCTTTAAGGTTCGTTACATCCGTCTTCAGTGTAGTCACATCGCCCTTCACCGTTGTAACGTCCGTCTTTAAACCTGCGATATCCTGCTTGTTCTTCGGGATCTGCGTCACATCCGCACTCGTCAGTTCGTCATTCATTGCCTGCAATGACTGCCATATCGCCCCTCGGACTTCCTCGCCATAGATCGCAGTTTTAATCTTCTGTATCCACTCTGCGATTGATGCCATCTTTCACCACTCCTTTCAAGTAGTCAATATCCGCCTGCATTTCCTGCATAGCCTTCACCATGTACCCCACGAGATAAAAGTCATTGACTGACTTCTCGTTCATTGTTCCGTCCTCGTTGTAGCCGCCGCCGATGGAAAGATTTCTGTCAAGCTGTTCCAACTCGTCAGCGATAAATCCGCAGTCTTGATGCAGACCGTTTTCCTTCCAATCAAACTGCCGCATCCGTATCTTCTGAATGAACGGAAGTGCCTTGATCTCGCAATCCTTCACGTTTTCCTTCAGACGGATATCCGAACTGCTCGGCGCAAAATTTTTAGTGCTATAGGCTGACGTACTGCCGAACTGTGCGTTAACGCCAAGGCTGTTGGGTACGCTGTGGGACGAACTATGCGCTGAGATGTACTTTACCCGGTTGCCGTCCGTGCCATAGGAAGCAACAGGTCTGTACCACTTATTTTCTTCCTCAGCCCCGAACGGTTTAAAGGTCATTCGCTTGATTTCAGCGTCATTGATGTAAACCGTTGTTCCGTGTTCAGCGTCCGACCTGTCCTGCAACTCAACGATGAGATCCTCGTTATAGTTGAATACTTGGAATAATCCATGTGCCTCAAACTGCGTACCTGCTATAACCCAAGGGGAACTCATCTGTGTTGCTGAAAAATCCGTTGTAGCCAGTGACGGGATGTTTACAGGGATGTTCTGTATCTCCTCGCCGCTGTCATCGTACGCAACAATATAGGCTGTGTACGGATCTTCTGCAGTTCCAGACCCTCTCACCTGTAAGCTGATGTATGCCTTGCCGTCATCGCTGTCCACCATCAGATCGCCAAAGTAGGCGTTCTTCATTGTGATGCCTGTCTGATTGATGAACCCTGCCACATTGCCGTTCACATCGTAAACATACAGATATCCGTACTCCTGCCCAGGAACTC